AGTTCTTTGGTTTCTTACCCTTCTTTTTCATATCAATGGCAATCGCAGCCTGCTGTGCAGGATTTGCTGCCTCTTCCACTTCTTTACTATCAAGATAATCTGCAGCAGTATCTAAGTAATCAGATGCCTTAGTTATCTTTGATTGAACCCACGCTTTGAAATTCTTCTTATTACGAGAATGTTTTTCAATGCGTTTAGATGCTCTACCTGCAGTTTTCAATTGATTACGAATCATCTCTGGTTCGTGATCACCATCTTTTGCTTCTTTCATAAGAAACCCATCATCACGAACAGTATGTCCGTCAGGAATAGGCATACACTTTTTTTCAGTGTTGCAATAGTAGTATCCTTTTTTACAGGATTTCATCATTCTGCAGTTTTTGAGTCATTATTATTTAGAAAACCTTTCTTTAGCATTTTTGAAAGTTCTGTTGTTGAACCTACAAATAAAGCATTATTAGTTACATTTGATTGTGTTTTTGCACCTTCTTCATCTATTTCTTTCACTTTCTTTTGAAGATCCATTAATTTATCTGTGCTATCTGCAACACTTTTAATTAACTGACCTGCAACTTCATATGCTCTTGGACTTGCACTCTCTCCAGCAAGTTCCATAATACCATTGATTGCCTCTTGGCCTTTTTCAATCAATGAATACAATTGACCTCTTGTATAATTATAATCCTTCTCAACATCATCCTTTTTCAGAGCAACATTTGGTAGTTCTGGTTTATCATCTTCTTTCTTGACAATAGACGTTTCTACATTTAAAGATTTTTCAATATCATCAAAGTTTGTGTTCATCATGAGTCTGTCCTTGTAGCAGGATTAAATTGTAATGAATCTGTAAAGATGCTAGATGTTTCATTAAATCCGAAATCATCTCCAACTTCTATCAGAGCATCGTCTGCTGTAGTTAATTTATTAACTTTTGAATTTTCAATATGTTCTGCCTTTATAGTTCGACTAAATCCTCTCTTCACTGCTAACGTTGTGGCATCAGGTATTTCATTGATTTGCATTACCTCACTATCAATCACAATTCTATCTTTTACAGCAAATGCACTCGTATCATTTACATTGATTCTAACCTGTGATGTATTGACGTTAAATGTTAATGTAGCAGTGTTATCATTATCATAATCTTTGACTGCTTGTGGAGTAGTAACGTATCTGAGTTCTCTTCTTGCATTCTCTTTGTCCATAGTTGTATGGTAATCCAACTGAACCTTTTTGATGATTCCTTCTGGAGTATCTGCAACAGGGCCAAATAGATATGTCTTTGCAGTAAAATTAAGAGTGTATATTAATGCTCTTCGAGTTGCAAAATCACCTTCATAATCATCTTGAAATGATATATTATCTAATACAACACTAATATCTCTCTTCTCACCAATCACACTTACTAGATCAACACTTAAGTTGAATGCTGGTTGGAAATATGGAAGTATCTGTTCTACGATTTGTAATCCATCATCATTTAATTTTACCAATACATTTAATTCAAATCCAACATTGTATGGTACAGGCATAAACACCTTACGAAGATTACTACCATCAGATGCTTTAAATGTTTGAGTTATACCTGCTTTTCTTGTTGCATCATATGTAATGTTTGTCATCTCAAATGACATTCTAGGTAGAGTAATCTGTGTTGATCGATTTAACTCTGGTTGTTGTTCAATTCTTGCTAAAAACTTTTGCATTGGGCCATATGCCAACGCAACTTTCATATCACTAATATCTTTTCCTTTATTATCTTGATGTCGAATATGAATATCATTAAACAGCGTACCGAATGCAATAACTGTCTTTCTAAGTATCTCGTGATAGTAATATGTTCCTAACATTAGAATGTACCAAATGGGTTAGATTCTGCAAAATCAATGATTGCATCTGCCTCAGTTTCAAACTCGTCGTTATCGCTGTAACTATCATATATATCTCTCTTGTCATATTCACGTATGCTGTAAGAGATGAATGATGTTGATCCAAATGCAACTGTAATGGTTGATATTGCAACGTTAAGACTTGTTCTACTGATTGTAATCTGAGTTGGTTGAATTGATAGAACAGTAACTCCAGCACCTATAACTCCACTAACTTCAGATAGTGCAGTACCTACATTTATTCCTGTTGTATTGATACCAGTAATCTTCGTAGTTGTTATACCAAGAGTACCAGTTGTTGCTCCTGATCCAACAAAGATATCTTTGTATAATCTAAGTCCATCATCACGAAGTCCTGTTTGAATTCGTATTTCTTCGCCAGCTCTGAATCCAGAAACAGTGCTACCAATTCCTACATTAGATACCTTAAGAACTTTAGTGTCTGAATCCCATTCTTTAACTCTTGCTTCAGTATTTGACTGTTGACCAACAACAAGATCGTTGAGTTCAAAGTTACCACGACCAGTAATAATATTAGGATTACCTATAGTAACTGTAGGTGCAGTTACACCATATCCAATACCGGGATTTTTGACACGAATGGATTGTAGTTTATTTGAAGTATCTATTACTGCTTCACCAATTGCAGTAGTTCCTGCTCCCGGTGGCCCTTGAACAGTAACTGTTGGAGTGCTTGTGTAACCAGTTCCATCACCAGTAACTGTAAATGATATAACACCTTTCTGAGTTTTTTCAATTGTACAAGTTGCAATTGCACCACTTCCACCACCACCGACTATATTGATATCAGGTGCCTGTGTATAACCTGCACCAGCATTTGTTAGTATAAGTTCCTTAATCGACTGTACACCGCCTCTGGAGGTCGTTATAGCGACTGCAGCAGCATTTACACCAGAAGCACTTCTAGAAGTCGATATAAAGACTGTAGGAGTCGATGTGTATCCACTTCCATCATTAAGAACTGTAATTGAACGTAAATATCCAGTTGATCCACCAACTACAGGAGAAAGAGTTGAAGATGCTTCTGCAGTTGATCCAGATCCAACTAAATTTAATGTAGTAATAAATCCTTGATCCTCGACTTGTGTATCAATCTCATCAATAGAAGTGTCAATAATTTCATCTTCATATTCAAAGAGTTCACATTGTAGTTCATAAACATAATTCTTACCAAGCTGATAGAATGGTTTCTCATGCTCTACAAATTTTACTTCAAATAATCTTTGTCCAAGTGGGAAAAATATTAAGTCTCCTTCTCTAGGTCTTGATCCTAATTCGTAATCAGTTGAATCTAAAAATGGTGCAATAAAATCTGTAAATCTTTCTTGAGATATTGTAAGTGTAACTTCATCACGTAAACTTACCCCAAACTTAGTCATTACATCACCAGCACCTGAATATCCTTCATAGGTATTCACATATGCTTCCAATAAAAAATTATCATCAAATTTTGATGATTGAACTTCTTCGATTATGGATTGTTTATTTACAAACTTTCTTGGAATATAAGTAACTTCTACTCCATAAATTTGCAACTGCTCATTTATCAGACTTTGAATTAGTCTTTGTTCACCGGGTGATCCTTGTAGAAAAAATGGATTTAATGCCATACATATTACCCGATAAAGTCTAAAGGAGGCAACTCGTACTCGTCTTTTAACTTGGTTAATGCAAACTCTAAGTCTCGTTGACCATCTTCATATATCTCTCTACCATTTAATTCTAATCCACCGGGAAGTTTGACTCCTCTGAACTTAATTAAATTTTGTCCCCATTGACGTTTCATTATTGCAGTCAAGTACATCTTCAAGAACATATCATTATAGATTTTTGTAAAATTATCAGGATCTAATATTCTTTGACAATCAATAACTATAAAGTCACCAGCTCTAAGTGACTTATAATCCATATCAAGGTATAATCTATTTTGCTTCTTGTTAAATCTTATTTGTCTATCTGGTGTCAATAGAAAATCTATGTCTTCCAAATAACTCTTTACCATCGAATACTGAAGAAGTTCGACAGAGTTAAAGTAGTATAAGTCATTTAAGAACAACTGATACTTGATACTAAACATTCCTCCAGATATTGAACTAGAGTCAAATTTAAATATTTTTTCAATTCCGATTACAGAATCTGGAATTTGAATAAAGTTAGAATTTTCAATGAATGTGGATGTTGTAGTTCCGTATCCACTAATTGTTGTTGATGTTCCTGTAGTAGTAACTATACCAGCAGTATTGGATGAATCAGGCCCAGTATTTGCTCTTCCTCTATCAATTTCATCTTGAGTAAATTCGTGCTTGAGAAACATTTCCTCAACACCATCAAAATGCCTCTCATTGAAGTATTGTAAGGCATCATCTACCAAATCATCAATCTGATCGTCATCAAGATTTATCTCAAGAACTGGTGCACCCAATTTCCTGAGAGAATAATCTATTAGTTGTTGTCTGGTAGCTGGTTTTCCCATTAATCTGTATCAACCTCAGATGCTAAGTTTTCGTATTTTTCTTGCCACTTCAATGCCTCTGCGGCCAATTTTGTTTTTTCATCATTAAAGTCTGTCAAAACAGTTGTCAATTTTGCTTCCAAAAGAATATTTTGGTTTGTCAATGTAGCAATTTTTTGATTATAAAGTTTAATCAAAGTGTTCACATCAACGTCATTATTTTGATTATTCATGAATTAAAGTTAGAACGTTCCCCCATCAATGGTTGTTGTCCAGACAGGTTTGTTTGTGTAATTTACACTTACTGCACTAGGTGTAACAGATGTGGTTGCACCATTCTTTGCAATATCTGCAGATGTACCAAATGTACCAGTAACACCAATCAAAACCATTGTGGTTGAGTTTGATGTACTCTTCACAACACCTTGTTGTGTTCCACCAGCCTGAGTGATTAAATCACCAGCAGTTACGGAAACTGCACTAGGTAGTGTAAGTGTGACTTCAGTTACTGCAGTTAATAACTGAGTTGAAGTAAATGTTGCAGCACTTGGTGCTGTTGTGGAAGTCTGTAAACCTGCATTGGTAAAGTATACTATACCATGAGTTGCAAAGTCTCCTGACTGATAGTAGATACCTTTGATATCAAGATATCCTTTTGTACCCGAAATAACTTCAGCAGTGTTAGTTGCATCAGGAACGTATGTCCACTTTCTACTGCCATCTGTATCAGCAGTAGCACTATCATCCATTCCGAAGAATCCAAGTTTGTTATTACCTACACCTGAACTTATGTTATAGTTGAATGAAATACCACGGTCAGTATTAGTATCCTTCGCGTGAGTGATGGTTAACTGAGATGCTGTTGATATTCC